TTGATCATCACCCACGATGGCCCCTAGCCTTCGCATACGCTCTTCAACTTCGGCAAGGTTCTGATTCATCAACGGCAAGAGCTCAACGCCGGCCTTGCCAAAGATTGAAACGGCGGCGGCTGCTCGCTCCGCTGGTGTTGGCAATGCCGAGATGGCGGCCTGGATGGCCTTAAACTGATCTTCCGGTGCCATTGCCTGCAGTTGCTGAAAGTCCAGCCCAAGCTTGGTAAACGCTTCGGTTTTTCCGCTTTCTGCTGCTTGGCCGATTTCCACGCCAAGCTTTTGAACGGCTCCGGTTACGTCATCAATGCCTGAGAGCTTGGCGGCCATCTGCAACGCTTGCAGCGACTCAACGCCAATGCCCGTGCGTTGTGCCAAGTCGCTCATGGCGTCCACGCCTTGGGCAACATTGGCTGCGTAACTGCCAGCCGCTCGAGCAGCCGACATAAACGCATCGGCGGCCATGCCAATGCCCTTGGCAACCACGGCCCCAATGGCGATGTTCTTGATAAGCGACAGGTCGCTGGAAGTTTTGCGGGCCTGATCGCCCAGCCGGTCCATCGCCTTGGCGGCTTGGTTGGCACCTGACACAACGCCGCCGGCGGACATGCTTGCCCGCATCGCCAGTGCCAGAGTTGTTGCCATACGTCACCGCTTCAGCTTTGAGAGTTCCGCTGCGATCTGTGCGCCAGTCATTGGCGGCCGTTCGATCGGCATGAAATCTTCTTCGTTTGGTGGCCTGCCCTTTGTGTATGGGGCCAGAGTCGCCGCCACTATTCGCCCTGTCTGCCGCCAGCCTCCGAGATCCAAAGGTGCCACGTACCTGTGCATTGCCAGCCAACCCTTGAACTCAGCTACGCTCATCGTGCGGCCAAGTTCCTCAACAGTTCGCCCCAACGTCCCGGCCAGCAGATACACAAAGGCATCCAGCGGCCGGGCTAGGAGTTTTTTCCGATGTCCTCAATCTCCTTCTCGTCTAGGTCGTTGTGCCGCTGAGCAATCTTGAAAAGCCGCGCCCCAACGGTGCCGCTCAGTCCCTTGAGTTGCTCGCTGGTGAAGAGCGGCTTTCCGTCCGCGTCAACTAGGCACTTGCACAAATACCGCGTGCGGTAATCGTCAATGCCCTCTCCCTTGGCTCGCAGGCACGCGAGTTCCCACGCCTGCAACTCGCCAAGCGGCATCGTGCGAACCCACACGTCGCACTTCCACTCAGGCACGTTGACCTTGAGAGACTGCGACTGATCAGCGGCAAGGATTTCTTCAGCAAGCCCCATTACGTTGTCGCTCCTAGTTTGAATGCCACAGAGTATTCCTGTAGCTCTCCTACACTAGCCCGCCATGCAAGCGATTGGATGATTGCAACGCCGTTCCAATACTGCTCCCCGCCTAACCCAAACTTGTACACAACAAAGTCACAAGTCTGCCCGACTAGGGAATCAGTAATCTGACTGCGTGAGCGCATGACGAAAGACGCGGTGCCGTCGTCCGTGTCTGCTGGCCGAAACTTTTTCTTGCGGACAGTAGACGTGCGAGGAGTGACCTCAACGGTGTCAGCTTGCACGCCGTCAATAGACGCACTTGTGACTTCCTCAAAGTCAATGTCTCCGAAGTCGCCACTGATGGTGACGCCGATGCCCTGCGAACTAGTTGCCACGACGGCCTCCCGTCGTTACGACTTCACCTTGAACGTAAGCGACTGCTTTACGAGCTCGCCAACGCTGTAGGCAACACTGGAGCTTGAGACGGTTGCCGTGTAGGTCGTGCTGGCAAACACAAGGTTGCCTGACGTGCCAATAGCTAACGCGGTGGCCCCGTATGCCTCGCAGCTCACCTCGTTGTCAATGAGGGCAGGTGACTGGTAGGTGCGACTTGCACCGCTGGAGAGGCCAAGGTGCGAGTTGTCAAGCAGATCGCCGCCAGGCGTGACAGTGACGCTAGTGACGGTGTACGTGCTGCCGCTGAAGGTGAACGTATTGCCCTGCGAATCAGTCGCCATCGTGGCCTCTCCTAGTGAGTTTTGGGCGGCAAAGCCCTACTCACAAACTAGGCGACCAATAGGCACCCCTTGCAGTTACTTGCCGGACTTATCGGCTTTCTTCGCGGCGTACTTTGCAAGCTGTTTCTGAGCATTTACGAGCCCTTGCCGCAGTTCTTTTGTAAGGCTTGCGGCCACCTGCGGGCTGACTTGTTCCCATGTCTTTCGCACCGGGTGCTGGGCCTTCACGGCTGGCAGCACAAGCACCTCGCCAGCCTTGGCGGCCTTGAAAAAAGACTTAGGGTACTTCGGCGTGGCCTGCACGACCTTGCGTCCGCCCTTCACCATTCTTTGGCGACGGATGGAAAAAGGCCCAAGGCTTCCAAAACTGGACGCAATCATAAAACCACGGCTTGATCGTGTTTTGACTTTGCGCTCCTTGGTTCCGAACTCAATCCAGAACTGATGGAAAGCCCTGTCTGCACCCTTTTTCACTTTGCCGCCTTGAGCCACTTTCGCCTTTCCGGTTCCGGCCTTCACGTATCCGACGATTGCCGCGCCAGTGCCGCTTTCGGCGTAACGCACAGACTTAATTTTCACCGCTCTCGCAAGGTTGCCCGTTGGCCCTTTTGGCGAGTTTGCCTTCAACGCTGCCACGGCCGGAAGCATTGCACGCTTCACGGCTGCGCCTTGCGTGATTGCAGAAAGCCCTTTCGGCAACTGACGGAATCCTTCTCTGAGCTCCTCAAAGTCTGGGAACTCAAACTTTATGGCTGGCATTGCCATCACGTTGCCTCATTGATTCGGAAGTCAAACGTCTGCACTACTGAGTAGTACGGCAGCATCTGGTCATCGGCTGGCAAGTCCACGCCATCGGCCTCAGTCTGCAGCGTGCTCCGCTGGATCGTCACGCCGGCCGTCGTGCCAGTCCAGCCATCCACCGCCAGGCGTACCGCTCGAGCAATTGACTTCACGCTCGTATATGACGTGCCGTAGGTGGTCAGCTGCAGCGTCACGACGGGATTGCCGACGTTGCCAGCGAGCGACTGGGGACGCTCCACCGCAGTCCGTTGATACACAACCAGCGGCAGCGGCGCGCCCTGCGGGGCAATTAGCGGGTACACGCGAGTGCTGATGAGCGAAGAGACGGCCGTGCGGCTCGTCAGGCGTGCGTACAGAAATGCTTCTGGGGCTTCGGGAAGGCTCATGAGTCACGCTTCTCTGTGCAGATGATTTCCTGATAATCCAACCGGTCCTGCTCTAGCACTTGGCCGATCTCTAGCGTGCGGCTGCGGTATTGAATCCGCATGGCAGACGTGAGCCCGTTGAGATAGCGGATCTTTATGCGGTGCGTCATAAATCCAACCGTCTCGGCAAAGCGTTCCGTTTCGCGGGCAGACAGCGAATCAACCGAAGCCCACACAGTGGCAAACGTGGTCCACGCCAGCGTTGGCTCACCCACCGCGTTTCTAGTGGTGGTGGCCTGCTCAATCGTTATGCGTGTCCACATGTCGCCGGCGCGGAGGGTCATCGGTAGCTACCCCATCGCAGCGTGTCGAGCATCGCCTTGACGCCAAACGGCACCTCAGAAAGCGCTGTCTCGGCGGACGCATCGCGGTTGCTCCACAGGTGACCCACAACCATTTTGATGGCAGACTTCACGGCGGCCATGTTCAGCGTGCCAGACCTGTTGGTGTCCATTGCGTCAGTCCAGTAGCCAGTTGGCCCTGCCCACCACGTCACCTCGACGGCGTTCTGATCCATGAGGTGCGATGGCCACGTTCCGCCGTACAGTGGGCGAGCAACGGCAGGCGTAGAGTCGTAATCTGCTCGGTACAGCGACGATGAAAGCGTGGTGAGCGACGAGCCTGCAGTGGGCTTGTACCTGATAACCACAGGGGCGGACACAATCCCCGCATTTGGGTCTACATAGGTGGGTGATGCCGGCGGGCGTGGTAGCTCAATGTCCAGCTGGGGCAGCGTGCCCTGGCGGCCTTCAATGTTGTTCCCGTCGGCCTTGAGCCCAAACTGCACCGGCGAGCCCACGGATCCGTAAAACGAGTCCAGCAGCATGGTGTACTTCGACACAACGAAAGTGCGGTCGCAGTAGTCCTCTGCCCATTTGCGTGCTGTCGTAATCAGGGCACTGATCAGATCGTCATCATCGGAGTTGTCGATGCGTACGTGCAGTTTTGCCTCTGCCGTTGTTACCGGCTCTGCACCTTGCTCGTAGCGTACTAGGCTGCGGTATCTCATCGGCGCTTTCTCCTGCGCGGTGCGTCTGCGGTTTCCACGTCGCGGCGCTCAACGGCCGCCACCTCGAGCAGGGGCTGCTCCTCGACGTGATTGACGGCGTAGCCATGCAGCACAAGGCTCTTGGCTGGCCCCCTGTCCATCACGATCACGTCACCGCGTCTGTACGCTTGGTAGGGCCGAACGAAACGGATACGGGATTGGTCATCTCTCATGCGTTCATCTCCCCGTGTTCAATGCTGCCCCACGCCTCGGGCGGCCTGCGGCCACCCTTGTTCCAGTAGTCGCTGGGGCTCTGGTAGACGGGTTTGAGATCCCGGCCCGGCCAAGTGAACTTGAGTTCCGCGTGGCCAATGGCCACCTGCGGGGCAATGCCAAGTGTGTTGCCGGCGGCCTTAAACTGCGCCCAGAAGTGAATGTCTGGGTCGCGCCTTGAAACCTCACCCGGCGGCGCATCACCCCAATGCCCATCAGGACGTGGAGTGCCAAGAAACCACGGAGTGGGGGTCCGCTTGAGTGCTGACGAGCGAATGAGCGTGCAGCCAAAGTGGGCAGTTTCGACGGGCTGAATCACCGCCTCAAACCATGCGTTAGGCAGCTGCACCGTGCCAATGGTGCCGTCGTGGCCCTCGGGCGTGAACATGGGCACGCCCTCGTCACGCTTCGTCTGCAGCGGGGCCACAGCGTCGTACCCGCTGATCAGCGCCGCCGTCATCAGCCGTTGAATGGTGTCGGCCTCGTACACGCTGTCGAAATCGACAACTAGAACCCAGTCAGTCCGTTCAATCATGTCCAGCAGGACACGATCTAGGCACTGTTCCCAGAATGCACCCGTGAACTTGGTAGGGCGAATGTTCAGCGGCAGCAGGCTCTGCATCGTGCAGAAGAAGTTGTCTTGAAAGCCCAAGCGGGGCACAGAGAACGCCGCTTCGACTCGCAGATCGTGCTCGATGTTGCCTACGCGAAACTTCACGAGTGCTCCTTGGTAAACGCCAAACGGGCGGCCGGGCGAACCCAGCCGCCCGCTCTTGGGCGTTTTACTATGCGTGTCCAGCGTCAGAGGCTGGCGTAGTTGTTCACGCCAGCCGTGGTGGCATCGGTCGAGAACGATTCGGCCTTGCTGAGCCGGGCATTGGTGACAACTGCCACCGTGTTGCCGGGGCTCGTCACCACCGTCAGGTACCGCTTGCGGCCACGCAGGTCGATGTTGAACCGAGCCACCGCACCGACAACTGCGCCGGTCGTGGAACCAGCACCAGCCGTCACCGAGAGGCCGCTGATGTCCGCCTGGCCGGAGCCGCTAGCGTCCGACTCCTGCACCTTCAGCACGCTGGCGTACGCCGAGGTGGCCGCCGTGAACGGCGAGAACACCACATCAATGGCCGCATACTTGAAACCGAGCGTGTCGATCTCGTGCGAGTGCGTGGCCGAAGCCGCAACGCTCGCCGCAGCCTTCGTCACGCTCTTATTGCCGCTGGCATGGTTCATGGTTCAAAGTTCTCCTGGGAAGGGTGAGTCAGGTTCAGGCAAGCTTAAGAGCCACGACCGGGCCAGCTTCGGTGGTTGAGCCGAGCGAGTGGCATACGATATCGAGCCTTTGAACAGCCCTGAATGCGGTAGCATCCTGTTCGAAGTAGCGCTGGTCGCTGGACGCAATCTGCATGTCGGACTTGACCGCCATGATTCCAGCCAGCGACAGGTCGCCAACGTAGGCAGCGATGGTTCCAGTGGTGGGGGCAGCCGTCATCTTGAGCACCCAGACCACAGGCAGGCCAAGGAACGTGTTGGGCGTGCCCTGGGCGAGGTTCGCAGCCGTGTTGCCGCCCGACAGGGCACCGATGGTGCCGCTGCCAGCCGTGCCGCTCGACAGCATCATCCGCTGCACGCTGTTGTGATACACGCTGGGGTGCATGTACCACGCCGAGGTGCCGATGGCGTAGCGGGGAAGCTTCGCCAGAGCACCGAGGTAGTCGTCAATGTCCAGGGCCGCAATCGACGTGTTGCCGGTGGCTGCCGTTGCAATCGACGCGGTGTGCGTGCCGTCATCAATCTGCACGAGGCCACGGATGCCGCCGTAGGTGCTGGTGCCGGTGCCGTTGAACGCGGCATCGTCAATCGCACCCGACAGCGAGGTGGCGTATTCCTGGGCAAGCCACGACGCAACCGAAATCGCGTTGTCGGCTAGGAGCTCGTTGCTCACCTTCGTGGCACACGCCAGCTTCTTGGCAACCAGCTGCACCATCGTCGCGGTCGGGTCGCTCGTCGTGATGGTGCTATTTTCTCCCAACCAATACGAGGTCACGCCCGTCAATCTGCGCGGGACGAGAAGGGTATCGCTCGACATGGTGACGTTCTGGAAAACATTCATTGCCACGCCGAAGCGCTCAACCAACCTCACGATCGTATTGCTGAAATCCTCAAACACGAGGGCACCGCCGAGGCTGTTCACCTGGCCGCCCATGTCGCGGTACTCAGCGCCGAGGTGGTCCGAGCACCACTGCCGGGCGTTCCGGTCACCGAAGTGAGCCTTCAGCCACTGGCCGCAGCGGTGGGCCATTTCGGGCGACTCAAAGATGCCGGGCTTGTAGCCACGGGTCGAAATGGGCTCGATGCGGGTCTTCACGTCGGTTGTCTCCACGGGTGCAGCGCGGTGCAGAACCTTGAGCAGTTCAGCCTTGCGGGCCTCAGCGGCCTCGCTCTTGGCAATGGCGGCCTTGATCCGCTCAGCCTTGGCCAGCAGTGCGTCGTACTTGGCCTGGCGGGCCTCGACGGCCTCGACGGCGGATCGCTCGCCCTCAACGGGCATGCCATCGGCGTTCTCTACAGCCTCGTCAGCAGCAACCTCTTCATCGAGCATGCCGAGCTCAGCGAGAGTGGCGGCGAGTTCGTCGAGAAGTTCTTTGACCTTGCTGGCGGCCATGTGTGTGGCTCCTGTGTGCGGTAGGTGGTGACCTATTCGCACGGTAGAGCCTTGGCTGGCACTCCTTGCAGAATGCGTGCTGCGAGTAGTTACCTAGTTAGGTAACGAGCGCCGGCGAATCTCGCACGACTTCACGCACTGCTTCGCAGTGTGCCGGCAGTTCGGGCACCGCAGATATCGCGTGCAGACGTTCGCCTTTTCCACAGACGCATACACGCCAAGACGTGCAGAGCGGCAGTGGCCGCAAACATCACCCGACTTTGTGGCCATGCTGCCTCAAAAACCTACGAATCGCCTTCTCAGACTTCGCATCCCGTCGAAGTTCCGGCAGCTTCAGCGCCGGTCGGTGCGATTGTAGAAACCGCTCATAGCTGCGAACCGCCACGCCCGTAGTGGCCTGCTCATACGCTGGCGTCAGGACTGGGCTAACGTCATAGACGCCCTCCACGGAAATCACGCTACGCAGGGCCGTGCCATCTTCGTCCTTGTCCCACGACTCCTCGCCAATGACGAATGCGAATGAACTTCCCCACACGTCACCTCGAGCGATCAGCGTGGAAAGATCCCGGCCCAACTGCGTGTCTGGCACCTCGACGCTGTACCGCATGCCCTCGTCATCGGTGTCCACCGTCAACGTGCCGCTGCGTGTTGAGCCCAGCACGTAGTTGGGGTCATGATTCCACAGGGCCACGACCGGGTGCGACTGCTCTTTGAGAGCGCGGGTAAACGCCCCCGGCATGATCTGCTCGCGGAACGTGCCCAGCATCGTGCTGCG